CATTATCTTCTGCCTCTATTTTTTACGTCCAAGCGTATGTCACCGACTTGGAAGTCTTGAGTTGTGCTTCCTGTAACTGTCATTTCTACTTGGCGTGCGGTGAATCTAGCATCGGTATAACCATCACCTGAAGAATCAAAAGTAAAGCTACCAAAGTCCGTTTCAGGGCCTAAAGGAGTAAATTTACCTTTAAAACTTAGGGTTACACCAGGTAAAGAGCTTGCCTCTTCGTCTGGAATGATTTGATTACATTGCACATATCTATCGCCTTGACCAATTTGTATTGGCCCTGTTGTGCAAAAAGGTGATCTACCATTAAGATTAGGTGAATTACCAAGTAAAGTTGATTCATGTTCGTAAACAAATCCACTTGAATCAGCAGAGATAGGATAATTAAACACGCCTTGGTCGATCCAACATCCTCTATCAAGTTCACCGATTGACCATACATTTTGTGCATAGTTCCAAATCACATATTTATTGGGTGTGTATTGAGTATGACCGCTTGGGAATCCCCACCATATCTCATTGAAGTTAGAGTTATGTCCACCCCAACAAGCACCTTTGCCTGGTACGTTGAGATTATCAAAAACATAATCATGCACATCGCAAGGTATTTCTCTAACTGTACCATCATAGATATAGAAAGCATTTTCACCCATCCATGCAAGGAAGTTACCTGTAGGCACAATCACTCTTCTACCTACTGCTTTACAGTTTGTACCTGCATCGGCAATACCATAAACAAAAGGTGAGCCAGAATAAAACATTCTATTAATCCCTGTATCACTAAAAATAATAATGTCAGATTTAAACTTAACAGCGTATAAAGCTCTACCACCTGTAGGGATTTGTAAATCACCTGCGGTGTTGGTTGCTTTTGATGTCCAAGTATTACGATCTTCTCTAGTTGACCATGCTACTTTTCTTGGATCACTTGCCGAACCAATCGCAACTAAATGTCTTTCATTGGTAACGATGGTTGCTTGGTTGCCTACGGGTGCGCCTGTGACTGCGGTTGCTATGGTATCAGCAGTACCGCCTGAGTTTGGCGACCATTTATAAATCTTACCATCGCCTGAAAAACAGAAAATTAAATCTTCACCCCAATTACTAAATGAGAAATGGCCTGTTTTTAAGGGTAGTCCAGATTGACTTCTAGCATCGCCATAATCTTCTGAACCATAAGTATATGCACCGAATCCTAAAGGATCAGCACTTGCATCATTGACAAAGCCTGTAGGTGTAATATCTGTCCATGTATTGTCATACAACACAAAGACTTTTTGTCTTGTACCAACCGCTAAAACAGGATCACCAGCATTATCTGAATAGGCGTACATCCCAATGGGTGCGCCTGTAAGTGCTGTGTTTCTAAGTTTTTCCCAGCCACCAATAGGTTTTAGGTAGCCATTTTCAAAGCGAACTAAATCCCCGTCAACCCAACGGCCTTTATTGCCATAGTCAGTTCCGTTTTTGACTATGCCTGCGGGTGGAGTAACTGGAATGAGTGCCATTCACTTATGATCCTATGGTTTTAGTTTCTGTTGTTGGTGTTACTTTTTCTGAGATTTCTGCATCAATAACTGATTTTAATTTTGTGACTTCATCACTACCCAAGGCTGATTCAACCCAACCTTGAACATTTGATACGGTTACAGAATTAAAAGCTGTAAAACTAGATAGGTCTGATACGTCTAAATTGATAGAGCCATAAACAGAACCCTGTTGTGGATTTCCGTCTGCATCATTATTTGCATCATCTTCACCTGTCAATCTCCAATGCACGTTATAAATAACATTGCTCTCTGTATTTGAATTATTGTCTGTGTGGCTAGGATAAGTGTCCACAGTTTTTACATCCCAAGTATATGAGATTGCCATTATTCGTTCTCCAGTGTTGTGATTCGAGCTTCAAGCTCTTGTATAGTTTTTACAAGTAAAGGTACTAGTTTTGCTTGGTCTATTTGTTGATAAACATCTTTTTCTAAAGAAGCAGTCCATGTACTGTCAGATGGATATATAGGTTTATCACCTGTTTTACCTGCTGTCCATTCAGCCTCAGTAACTCCTTCAGCTAACACAAAGCCACCTGCCTCCCTAACAACATTTGTAAGTGTTTCTGTTCCATCTTTTGTACCTGTAATTGCCTCGGGGACAATATCTTCAACTTCGTGAGCCAAGAAACCATCAACTGTTGTATCGGTTTCATCAAGAATCCAATTAAATCTTGCAGGTTTAAGTTGCTTTAATCTAGTTGTAGCATCCCATGTATAATCTACATTTTCTTTAAGTCTGTAGTCTGAACTGGTATTATATGATGTGCCTCCAGCACCACTAGCAATACCTCCAACTTGAGTATTACCACCATCAATTAAAAAAGCAAAAGGGTCGTATGCACCTGTACCTGATGTATTTTTAATTACACAAGCTAATCCTGCATTAATTGAGTGTACAAGTAAGCATCTTTTACCACTTAATTGCTCTGCTGCTACTGTCAATCTATGAGTTGTATCAGGACTTCCTCCCATACCTAAATTACCTGAACTATTAATAACAAGTCTCTCTGCACTTGCTGTTTGACTGAAAATAGCAAAATTATCATTTGTCTGACAATTAATATCCCAATCAACAGCATCATTTTTTAATCTTATAGAAGCACTTGAGTTAGTTCCTGCTTGAATCGTCATTGCAGTAGTTGAGGCACTTTCTATATGGAAAAGAGAATCAGCACTTGTAGTTCCTATGGATACCTTCCCATTCTTAATATTTAATTCATCATTAAACGTACCACCGCCACTTGCACTACCTAACGTAAGTCTTGTTGTTGCATAGCTTGAGCCATCAAATTCGCCATAAATTCTACCCATGTTGAATGTTGAAGCATCTGCTGTACCTTCATTACCCCAAAACTCCATTGCAACTTTATGTGTTGCTGCTGTAGCAGGTGTATTTTGCAATCTTAAATAAGTTGTATCTGCTGCTTCTGTCCCACCAACAACAAGTCTTGCGTTTGGACTTGTAGTTCCAATACCTACGTTTCCTGCACCATCTATAGCCATAGATTCCACAAGAATATCGCCTGTCTTAAATATCATTTTTTGACTTGCTCTGGTTGGATTGTGGTCATATACGATAGAACCTCTACCACTTGTACCTGACATGAAAACTAGCTCAGAATTTTGTCCTTCATCTGTATCTGAGCTTATTTGTAAAGAACAATCTCCTTCTGTTGAACGGAATCTTGCCTCTACTGTACTTGTCGCTTGTAAATTAAAATTATGTGTTGGAGCTACTCCAATACCTACTTGTTGGCTTTCATTAACTATAATTGCAGGAGTTGTCCCAACTGTTGATCCAACACCGATAACCAAATCATCGGCACTATCGTCTAAACCAATATAAAAGTCTTGGGCGTTACCATCAAAGACAAGTTTAGTATCTTCAGCACCGCCATCACCTATTGTTAAACTTGGGTTAGTTCCTTTAACAACAACTGCGCCACCGAAGTCAACTTGGCCCATATCAACCGCAGTTCCAGATAAACTGAAAATGCCATCGACTGTATCTAAATCTGTGTTAATTTTGCCACCCCAGGTATCGGTGGATGCACCGACCTCTGGTTTGGTTAGGTTTAAGTTAGTAGTAAATGTATCTGCCATAAATCTTTCCTTTAAGCTGCTTCTTGTTTATCTTTCTCTGTCCATGATGTTGACGGATTCGATACATCCGTCCAAGTTGTTGTGACTGTTTGATCTGTCCATGTATCAGAGGGAACAACAATATCAGTCCATTTTAAACTACCAATCGCAGAAAAACTACTTGTTTGTGCTAGTGTCGATGATCCTCTGTCGATTTGTCTGCCGATTGCAGTAAAGTCAGAGGTTTGAGCAAAGGTCGCATTGCCTGTAACTGTAAATCTGCCTGTAGCAGTCATGTTTGATATTACAGGGCCAATGGATGCGCCTTTATCAATCTGAGTTCCCGTAGCAGTCATGCTAGAAACACCAGCGATGGTTGCAGATCCTAGGTCAATTTGAACCCCTGTAGCAGTCATACTGCTTGTTCCTGCAATAGTAGCTACGCCTCTGTCTATTTGAGTACCAACCGCAGACATACTGCTGACACCTGCGATTGTGGCTGTACCACGATCAATCTGTCTGCCTGTTGCAGTTGCACTAGATGTTTGAGCTATAGTCGCTGATCCACGATCTATTTGTCGTCCTATAGCTGAAGCACTAGAAACTGCTGATATGGTTGATGCGCCAAGACTTATTACATGACCAACCGAGGTAAATCCTGAAGTTTGAGCAGATGTTCCTGCTCCAAGTTTGATAACTACTCCAGTAGAAGTAAATCCTGAAGTAGAGGCTATGGTGGCACTACCTTTTACAAACTGAAGTCTGCCTGTAGCTGTACCACCAGAAGTTTGCGATGCGGTAGCCGCACCTTCGTGATAAACGGGAGTTCCATAATGGGACTTCCCGTAGGTATATTGACCGTAGCCTACTGAGGCCATTGTCTTATGCTAATGTGATATCTAAATCGCCAGCATCAAATCTGAATACATCTCCACTAGATACAGTTTTGTTAGCAGTCAAACTTGCATAAGCAAGTAAGTTACCAGAACTTGAGGCATCCATGATGCCTACAGCTACAACTGTTCCATAGTCTGCGGTTGCAGTTGGATATTCAATCGCGGCAGCATTTGTCGCTGTTGTGGGATTTGTACCTGATACATTGAATGTAGCAGTTTGTCTTGCATAAGCTCCACCTGAAACTTCAGTACCGCCACCAGTATCGGTTGGTGCTACAGTAAATAAAGCCACATATAATGTTGTTGGTGCAGTATAAGCAGTTCCGCCAAATACATGATCTAATACTTTATCTTCTAAATAATCGCTAAATCCAGCCATTTTTACTCCTAGTTATTATTCCAATAGTGTATGTTTTTACGAGATTTACCATAAGTTCTTCTTCTTTGAACCAATGATCCTTTACCAAACTCAGCCTTTTCTTGTTGTAATCTCATTTCTTCAAGAGATTTTTCAAACTGAGCATTGAATAAAGGTATTCTCTCATCTTCCATCAAAAAAACTGATGCGTGTTTTAGTGATCCATGCAAGTAAACATCTGGATGTGTATTAGACACAAAGTTAGATGTATTAGAATCAGAAAGTGCATCTATCTTTCCGAAGTATGTTAATTGTAATGTATAACTGCTGTCAGGGGTAGGTGCAAGTTCGATTGTATCGTCAACTAATGCGTAATAGATTGGTTGACCAGTTTTGTTATTAATTGATTTTCTATACACATCAAGTGATTCAATAGACATTTGCATCAATGGTCTAAAGTCATTGGATGTAATTTCAATGTTAATGGCCTCTAACCAATCAGAAGGTACTGATAAATATTGTCCGTCTGCTGTAGCGGTTGCTCGCTTAATCATCTCTTTAACTCTAAGTTTACGATTAAGTTCAGCTTCAGTATTATCAATAAACATATCTATTTCAGAAGTTAAATCTGATCTGTTTAGATAATTAGCTATGTTAGTTTTAAGCTCTGCGTATGTCATAGTTTACCTTGCCATGTTCTAAAGACTTTATTATCAGAATGATTTAACCACTTTCTCCATTGTTTCATGTCATTCGCCCAGCCTTCTCTACAGGCTTTTTGGTACACCACTAAGGGTACTTCTGCGACATGGCGTAAATCTTTGCCTGGCTTATTCTCTGCTAATGCTTTGCAATGTTCTATAACAGGAGCAACATCTTGGGTGGTGTGATAAATAACCTTATCATCTTCCGTAGCAAATTCATTGGTAAAACCAGTCTTGTGATCGATAATTGTTCGTCTTGCCATATTGTCTATAATTTTATCATTGACTTAGGCTTTTAGGGAAATAACTTGTAGATAAAAAAATGGGAGTCAATGCAAATGCACTAACTCCCATCCGTCCCAGATAATTAGGATGTGCTTAAGTCTGCAACAACACCATGAGCAGCTTCGTTGGATACTTCTAATCCATACTCAACTACGATCATTTTTGTTTCTGCATCACCAATAGTAGCAATATCTACTGTTTGGAAATTTCTTAAATAAGCAACTTTAGCAAATTCTGGATCTACTAAAAGAAGCGATCTTTCTCTTGATCTGTTTGATGGAACGATTTTGAGTTCACCAAAGTCAGATGAATAGATAGATACTGAAGCCTCTACAGTATTTTGATCCACAAATTGTCTAGCTTGTGATCTACCTGTGAAACCACTAATAACTTGTTTGTTATGTGGGCCACAAATAGCCAATGATGGTTCACCACCATTTGTGAAAGCTAACTCAAGTGTATCTTTGAGTAGAGTTTCAGTTAAAGCTCTTTGAGTTCCGTCAGTTGGAGCAGCACCACTTCCTGTAGAAGCACCATTAGTACCTCTAGAATCGTTTGAAGTGATCCAAGATTCAAAACCACCAGTTACACGAGCAGTTGTCGCATCACCAGTTGTTTTAGCTCCTTTTTGACAGAGAGCCTGTTCCATGTCTCTTTTAAGAGCTTTAGACATAAGCGCAAGTTGATGAGCCATTTCTGACCTTTTGCCTGCTGGGTCTGAACTCTCTTGAGATCCTGTTACAGTTGCATCTCTTTTTGAGATCATACATACGTTGCTTGCTCTTACAGTAGCAGTTGAAGCTGCTCTTGAAAGTTCGAAGCCTTCTAATTCTCCACTTGAACTTGGTGTAGGTAGAGATTCTGTTTGCCAATCAAACACCACATTGCTCACATTTCGTGTACCGATTGAGGACATGAACGGAGTTTGCATAGGAGAGATGTTGTAAATGATATTACTTAAATCTTCTCTATCAGCAGTTGCGGTGTAAGTATCAAAAGCGTTAGTTACTTTTGCCATAATATTACTCCTTGTAAATTACTTTAATAATTGTTCAAAAACTTTAGCCGCATCCGAGGGTTTCCCGGTTTTAGCTAACCTTTGTTTTGCTTTCTTCACAGGAGCTACTGATCTTGGTCGGTTCGTAGTACCAGGTCTTGCAACCCTAGCCTTTGCTTTTTCCGTTGGTTTTTTCTTAGTTGCTTTAACAGTTTTGCTTTGCAACCAAGCATTTCTTAAACCAAGTAAGGCTCGGTAGTCATACACAGCATCCATCTCTTGAGGTGAGTAACCTAAGACATTGATTCCATATTCTCGAATCGCTAGCTTATCCTTTGTTGCAACTTCAGGATCTTGCCATTCTGGTATAAGTTCAAGTAGCTTTTGCTGACCTTCTTGCACCATAAGTGCAATTTGCTCTTGCTGTTTTTGCGCTGCTTCTTGTTGAAGTCTTTGCTGTTCAGCTTGAGTGGCCTGCAACTTCTCTTTCTTCTCATCCCAGAGTTGCTTTTCTCGAACATAGCCAACGGGATCATCCTCGTATAACTTGTTCCAATCTGGCTCGCCTGCCAATTCGCCCTTTAGTTGGGCTTCCAATTTCGGTAACAACTGCGAATAAATCGCATCTCTTTGCGCTAACTCTTGTTGCTGTTGCTCAATGGTTTTCCGTTGATTTGACAACTCTTGAGTTTTACGCGTGTAATCTTGCTGACGTGAATATCCGCTTTGGAGTTCCTCCAGCGTGACCTCTACCTCTTCTCCGTCTATTCTGACCTTGTAGTAGGTGGGTTGCTCTTGTTCGTCCTCAACCTCAGTTTGTTCTTCGTCATCAATTTCATCATCAAAATCGGATTCTTCATCTTCAACCATCTCTTCTTCAAGTTCGGCTGCTTCTGGTAATTCATCCTCTTCAATGACTTCCTCTTCTACTTCATTTGTGACTGCTTCTTCAACTTTTTCCTCTTGAGGAGTTAAGAAACTTTCAAACGCAGAAGTAGCTAGTTCTCCTTCAGTTTGTAAAGCAGTCGGTTTTCCGTTATTGCTCATAAATACTCCTTATGTGTATTTATAAGTATTTTATATGAATTTATTTAAAAAAGAAAAGATTTTTAGCCTACGCTACGAATCTTATTGATATGTGTTTTGGTGAGCTTGCCTTTCTCTGCAATGATTCTAATATGTTTTTCTATTTCAGGTATTAATAAAATTGATCTATGTAAGTCCTCTCTGATATTCACATCTTTTATATCACGAGAGTTTAACCAAAAGTTGATGTATTCGTTTTTAAGATTATCTAAAACTTCCTTAAATACTTCTGAGTTTAATATTTGTTCGGCTTGTTCAGCCTTGACGACTTCTTCGTGTGTTGGCATTTATACTATGTTAAATAAGTTTGGCATCCTTTGAACAGTTCTTCCTGCGCTAATAGGAGAAACAATTTCATCTATATTAATCATTGGTTCTCTTAAAACAGAGGGTGTTACTACAGGTGGTATGTAAGGCATTTGTGGTAAACCAGTTAAATTGGTTGGTATGACAGGTTGTGGTTCAAATACTGGAGCTTGTGGCATAACAGGTGCGATATCTAATGGTTGCTCAACAGGTGGTGTAAAACCAAAAATACTTGGTGTAGTAACTTCAGGTATAGTTGGTTGAACATCAAACAGAGAAGGAACTTCTATATCTTCTAATATATCTGCTAACTCTTTTTCTTCAATATCTCGTAAAAACAAGTCAAGATCAGGTTCAAAAGGTTCGCCAATCTCTGTCATGTCAAACTTTCTTTGTATAAAAGGCAAAGTTGGCATCGGTGTACCAACAGGTGCAAAAGGCATGGTTGGAATAGATGGCGCTACAGGTTCTCCGATAGTCGGAGCTGTAGGCATTACAGGAACTTCTCCTGCTGATATCAAATCTAACTGAGCTTGAGTTAAACCCATAGGTGCTTGCGGACTAAATTGCAAGCCTGGTGCTACAACTTGTTCGAAAGGCATACCGCCTGATATTTGTTGTGCGTATGCTTGACCTGTTGCTACAGGGCCAACCTTTGACTGTACTGGTTGTTGTCCTACTATTTGTCCTATTGCCATATTAAGTTGTTATTAGTTTATCTATTTTAGCATCAAGTTTGTCTATTTTGTCTATTAATCTTTGAAACTCGATTGTGTGTTCATTTCTTGTTAGATAATCTTTGGCTACCTCTTCTCTGGTTTTATTGAGCAAAATGTCAACACGCTTAATTTCAGTTTCGTTTTTTCTTATGCCATAGACTAAAGGTGCTAAGACCAAAGTAACTATGATGTTCCAAACGATGTAGCCTGAAATCTCCATATCAATAAAAGTCAGTAGCTCCAGATGTGAGGGCGCGGGCTATAATTTTCCACTTCTGCGATATCCAAATGTATAAATCGTCCATTGCCTTTTTGATTAACTCCTATGCCTGTAAAACCATGTGCCATACCTTTGTATAACACGTCTAATGCTTTTTGGTGACTAACAGCTATGTCAACTGCTAGGCCAAGTGCGTGTGTTCCGGGTTTGCTTTTCTTTGCTTCTATAGGATGTTCAGGACATCTATACCCGGACGATATGACTAGGGGGAATCCTAGGTCGTCACGCAATAATTGTAGTTTATCAACTAATTTATGATTTATCTCGTTTTTACCACAATGTTTGCACTTGAATTCATCAAGTTTAAAGTTTTTCCACTCACTCATTTTTTTTCCTTGTTACTTGATCCGAAGTAAAAAGATATAACTGCTGAAGCTATACCTGATAGATAACCAAGAATAAGCATGACGATATCGTCTGAACTGTCATCTATTGGATAGGCTGTAATCATAAAGATATAACCAATGAAACCAACCAAGGTTAATGATCCTAAGAACTTAGGTGTCCAATCACCACTAAACTTTTCTCTAGCGTGTTGAGTGTCTTGGGTTTCTAAAGAATAAATATCTATCTCAAACTGTTTCATTTGTAATTGAAAGTCTTTCTCTGCTTTTTTAAGTTCAAGCATTTGCTCGGCTGTAAGATTATTAATCGCTTTTTCTATTTCTACAGGAGAGTTTTTTACACCTAAGACTTGAGATAGTATTTGCCCGGCTTGACCACCTAATGGGCCACCAATCGCTGCGCCGAGTGTGGGCGCTAGGCTAGTTACTAGATTTTTTATTTTGTTTAGTTTCATTTTTCGTTTTCTGTCGCTTAGTATTTTGTTCCATGAACTTGCTTAACTCAGCAAAGGTTTCAAATCTAATTTTTTTTTCAGGCTTGCTCACTTGTGCTTGGTGATAACTTCAAACTCAGCAGAAGTAGATGCTCCTTTGTGCGGTACAAACTTACCTTTATTTTTCATCAAACGATAACCTTTACCAACTTTCATAAAGTGATAACCTTTTGGTGCTTTGACTTTCTTTTTCATTTTCTTTTCCTTTTAGACATTCTAAGTTTTTTAAAGTCAGCACCAGTTATTTTAGTTCTAGGCTTTGCAACTCTAGCAAGTTTCTTTTGTTTTGGAGAATATTTTTTAAATGGCATTACTTCTTACCACTTTTATATTTTTTTTTCATAGGTTTCTTCTTAGATGGTCTACCTACTTTAGATCCGTATGTTCCTTTACCTTTTGGCATAATTAGCTCCTTTTTTTTGATTTTTTTGGTCTTAATAAATCTGCATCTGCTTTTCTTGCACCGCCTTTACCTGTTGCAAAACTGCGAACACGTCCTGCGGCCCACTGATGAGCAGATACGCCTGGGCGAGAACCTGAACTGTAGTAAGCTCCTAGTCCACGCTTATAAACTTTAGATAGGGTACTTTTAGAAATACCACTTGATTTAGAATATTTGTCGATGGTTGCTTGTTTACTTGCCACTTCTAGCCCTCATTTTTGAGATTCGATTCATCATTGCAGGTGTTAATTTACCTGCTCTGTAAAGTTTAGCTGTTCGTTTGATTTCTGCTTCGCGCTTTTTCTTATTCTTAGCGCCTGAAACATATTTTTTTGGAACACCCCCTTTAGTTTTTGGAACTTTCCTAAACTTACGTTTCATAGCCAATGATCAATCTTATCTTTGATAAATTCTTTGTGTTTGTCATAGACAAGGTAGCCTACGAGTCCCACGAGTAAAAGTATTGTTATTATTTCCATAGTAGGATTATACCTACCATTTCTTACAAGACCAATATCTAGGAGTTAGTTTGCTTGGGGGGTTAGTGTCGCACTTATGTCTAGCACGAAATGACTTTCTTCTTTTAGGTTGGCTCTTTTTGATCTTCATGTTTGGATCACCAAAGCGTACAAGTTTGACTTGATCGCCACTTTTAGCAAGTACCGCAAACTTTTTAGATTTGCCTGGTGTTCTTTTGGGTTTGTTGTAACCGCTAAATCTTTCGCCTCTGTATGTGATTGCCATAATTATTATTTTTTTATTTTAATTACATCAGGTTCAAAAACTTTGCCTTGTAAAAAAGCATTTTTATTTTTTCCAATAGTTTCAAAACCTATATGTCCATCATATCTTAATTTTTTTATTGCATTAGAAACATCGTCTAATTCTAAAAATAAAGCGTTTCCATCTCTAATGCCTTTTTTAACATCACTTATTCCATAAGGGCCAAAACTTATAGATTTTTTATCATAGGGGTTTTTTAAGGCTTTTTTATGTTGCTCAGAAACTTCTTTAATTAACTTATCTACATCTTTTTTATTTCTAAAATCCCATAGTTTTGCTTTACTAATATCAAGTTCTTTTAAATTTTTTCCATAAACTTTTGCATTATTAGGATCTACCGCAAAAGAAACCCCCATACCTCTCTTACCTTTTGATTTTTTAAAAGTATCAAACACTTTATCAGTAGCATGATAAACAGGTTTTGTAATCATTGTTCCTGCTTTACCAAAAGGAACAGCCATGCTTGCGTAATCTATAGGGCTTTGTGGTTCTAATAAACTTCTAACACCACGACCAAGTTTTTGTAAGTTGGCAACGACAGGATCGGTACTAAGTAAACCACGTTGAGCTTCTATTTGCTCAAAAGGTGATAAGGGTGCGGCAATAGATTGTGGCTGACTGACACGCAAAGTATCCATCAACATCTTTTGTGTTTCAGGAGTCATTGCCATTAGTGTAAAGTTTTCTCTTCAAAACTTATGATTTCAGAATGTTCGGTTACTTGACCACCTGACATAAGTATCATTATTTGAAGTGCATGATCTTTATTTTTAGCCTTGATCTCAGAACCTTTATAGACCATATCTCCTTCCATTACTTCAATGTCAAATATTTTGTGGGACATTTCCTGTAAATAGTCCTTGAGCTTGGTCTTTTGCAGTTTGCCTGATAGTTTCTCGGTCACGCTCCATGATAGCATTTATTTCTGCTATGTTGACCTGAGTTCCATATTTACCAATAAGTTCTGCAGCTTTAAGTCTAATTTGTGCTTCTTCAATGTCGCGTTGTCGATCATCGTCCATGATAATCTTCATGCGATCTGTTTCTGCATCAATGATAGCTTTCTGTGCTTGGACTTGTGCTTTTTGGGCTTCAGCTTGTGCGAGTAACTCAGCCGCATCAGGCTTAGTTTCTTGCGGTGTGGGCGGAAGCGGTGGAACTTCTGTATTGATAAAGGATTCAGGATCTTTAAATCCTGCCATCTCGATCATTCTTGCAAGTGTGTTTGAATATTGCTGTAAGGACACCATAGGATTGCTTGGCCCTAGAGTTTGTAAGATTTGTTCTTGTTTGCCTGCGAGTGAGCCTAGGATTGCAAACTTCTCTTCGTCTGAAGATTTAGAGATTGCAACATTACATATGAGGTCTTTGTCAGCGTTCCAATATCTTGGATCAACCGGGACAAACTTACCATTAAGTCTAAAGACATCTTGTGCGTTTTGATGTTTGATAACCAAGTTATTAACCAAAGTAAATAGATCTTTCATACCGCCTTCGGCAAAGTGTCTGCAAATTAATTCGATACGACCTTGTGCGCCAGACATGGTTGCTGCTACCGCAGCTTTGGTGCTTGATTGTAAAGCATCAGCATTTAAGCCTGCTGAAGCCTTAGATACACCTGTTCTATTTTCTTTACTTTCATCTAAGTAACCAAGAACAGGGAACGCTTCCTTGCCAACAAAAGGGACTGAGAAGGGTTGTACCATTCCTGGCGCACGCACACGAATTGGCTGTCCAATGTCTGTGTTTAAGACATCATCGATGTTGACTTGTCCTTCGACAACAGCCATTCGTGGGAAAATAGAATGCCCTAACGAATCTAGTGTATCTCGCATAATTTGAGATTTTGCTGCTTGGATAGGTTTGAGGTAATCCGCAGGGCATGATCCGATTGCAGTATGCGGTTCAGGATCAGGGCAAAACATGACAATAGGTAAATCATCCCATTGCTCAACATTTAACACATGCAGTCCATCACCAACGGTGCATACTCTAATTCTTTCATCGATTCCATCACCATCAAAGTCATAGAAAAGATAATGTTCAATGTATAAAACATCCTTACCGCCTGAATCGTTACGATCTGGATAAACCATGTTATCGAAAGGATTACGGGCTTGTTGTTCATCGTAGCTTTCTGGATCAAGTGCTGTACCTGCATATGAGGCATACTCTTCTATTTCGTCTTGGTCGTAACCCATGGCAACGAGTTCTGAAACTGACTTAATCATTCGGTGTGCTACATACGAGGCAGATTTAATATCGCGTGCGTGCCTTGAAATTAAAACTTCTTC